TTCTGCATCTGACATCAAGTTCAGTATTCCTTCTGGAACTTTCAACGGTTTGTTCCATGTAGCAATCTATGCTTGTGATACCTCAACTAATTTACCTACTGTAAAAGTAGATTCAGCCAGCGCAACAATCAGTTCCACAGGGGATAAGTCAATCTCGTTTTCTTCAGGGGTTACTCTAGGGGCAAATACCCTGCATTATGTTTCGATATCGTGGAATAGAACAAGCGGTTCTTGCACGTACGCAGGGGGCTATTATGAGTACGGCAGAAGCGGTTTACCAATCTCAGCAGCCTCGGCAATCTCCACTAACTCAGGCGGATGTCTAACATACGCCGCAGCTGGGGCTCCACCCACCCCATTGACCACCGGTTCAATCGGTGTTCTTGTTGGCCCAGGGCCAAAAATACGAATGGATGTCTGATAATATGAATAGGTCATACGAGAAATTCGGTGCTGATGGCACGCTTCTCGAGAGTGGCGTTAGGGACTGCACTTGGGAACAGGTTCGTGCTGCTCGAGATCAAGCCCTATCAGATTCAGACTGGACGGCTGTAAAAGACCGAACAATGAGTCAAGGATGGAAAGATTACCGGCAAGCCCTTCGAGATTTACCACAGGATCACGCCGATGCAAACTCCGCAGTTGACAACTGGCCGCAACCACCGGAGTGATCTGGATGCCTAAACCAAAACCTACGCAAGTGATTCGTCATGAAATTGTGTTTGGGCGCAAAGAATCCGCCATGCTTGATTCAGCCATGAGTGCATACACTTTCAACAAAATAGCCACCCCTGCGGTGAATTTGATGAATGACGTAACGGGAATGTATGTCTTTGTTAATTTAATTGAACTTTTCACGAAATACGACGTTCCCTTCATCCCAACCGCCCCAGAAGGGGCTGAGTTTATTCAAGAGATTATGCAAGAAATGGCCGCATATCAGCAACAAAACGCAAATGTCCCTCAAGGTGAAGATAGGTCGCCTCCGGAAAACATTGGCGGGGTTCTGTATAACCTAAGAAATCCAAATTGGAACTTTACGGACTTTTCTTGGGATGCTTTAACCGGCGGCATATTCCAATAATTTAGGGGCTTCTACCCCCCCCTTTTCGGGTCATTTCCTGAAAAGTTTGAGCATTTTACTAATAAAAGATTCATTCTTTTGCAATTCTTCACGCAATTTAACGTTCTCTTTGCACACCTGGTTGTACCGCTTCATCAATGATTCATGGGCCATGATTTGTTCTGACATGTTCACCATACGCACGATCCCACCATCTTCAACAATAACCTCTCGAGGTGTTGAGAACCAGATAATGGCCTTTGATACCATTTGCGACTTACGCCCATATTGAGTATCGCTGACAATGTCTGAGGCTTGAGGCCAAAGCGTGAATGAATGAAGATTATTGCGAGGCATCACAACCACTCCTTCAAATCAGGCTGTTCAAACCAAGAATCAACAACCGCTTGACTTATCTCAAGCGGAATTATTGCCCTTTTGTTTGCTCTCAACGGGTCGCCTATATTCCAGCTTTGAGTCTTACCGTTAGAGTTGCGGTATCCTTTGAGCGGTAATTTAGGAAATTTACCCCATAGCACATAGGGGCCGATTATCTGAGTTCGGGGGCCGAAAACGGGTTCCAAATCCTTGATTGAGCCAACCACGTTTTCAACAATCCACCATCGCGGTTTTACGTGCGCGATAATATCTCGAACTGATTCGGCAATAGTCAAATCCGGTTCAAAGTCGCGCCCTTCTCGCCGCGCCCTGGAACGGGGGGCCGAGAATGCTTGAGAGAATTCCAAGCACGGCGGCGAGGCAAGAACCAGATCTGGAAATGGGTAATTGTCGACCCAATCCATCCATTGGGTTACGTCTTCATTATGAGTAAAAGGAACGTGTTGAACCAACTCGAAGTTATCGAACCTGAATACCTGAGCACGGGCGAGCCACGCCTCTGACCACCCACCGAGTCCACTGCACAAATCCCAAACTATCACGACGATACCCCCACAAGGCGATGAGTACCGCCACCACCGCAAGTCATCCGTTGAAGTCGTTCAACGTCTTCAAACGTCTTCGAGGGGCATTCTAAGCCACACTTACGACAGATCAACTTCATCTCAACTTCATCTCCCTCAGAAACTGTTGATACAGTTTAGGGTAGTCTTCGTGCGCTTGTAGCCAGTCAATAAATTCGTTAAAATCGCAAGCAGTTAGGTATTCTATTCGGTCCATTGTAATACAACGCACAAGGTTGCTCTATTTAAGCATATATTACCGCCGCGTCGCGAAGCGAGCGCGGATCTGAAAAATTTCATTTTTCAGTCCTGTCCGCGACAGCGTCAAGACTGGGTAGGCCCCCCTACCCGAACTTTGGTTAAGAAGATTATGCGTCGGTTGTGCAAAAATTCAAGTGATTGGTTGCGTTGCGGTGGTTGTCGCGGTGGTGTGGGGATGCAAGAGTTGTACATATTGGTTATTTTGTTGATTTTGCAGGGTATCACCTTAATTTCAATGCTTTTTCTCGCATCTCGCGGCACTGGGCTTCTTCTCAACCTGTTTGTGGAGCTGGACGGTAAAATTGCAGAGGCAATAACCAAACTAATGCAAGAAGGGTTGCCTGATTTTGAACCACCAAACCCGATTCAAGCCCTAATTGCTCAAATGATTCAACAAAGAGTATCGGATGCAGCCCCTCGAGATCCTTCCGGACAATTCATTGAAGTCGAGCCGAAGAATTAAGAGCGAGATTGCGCCCCGCTAACGCTATGGCTCGACGCAGAAAGGCAAAAAGACGCAGGGCGACACGTTACAAGTCGCTCTATACAATGGCGGTTGCATACGGAAACCTTGCGATCTTAACTCAAGGAATTGCGGGTACGTCACCTTATGGCGTAATCACGGGTGCAACTGACGCATACGACACTTCAGGGGCGATGACTTCAGGAAACGCCGCAGTATCATTAGGCGATATACTCCAGAACCCTTCAATGGCGTTTTCAACCATGAACGCGAACATCTCGAGCAGCGCAGCGAGCATGATGATTCAAGCAATCACCTTCAACGCAGGGGCTAAGATATTCCGCAAGGTCATGTCAAAGCCATTCCGCGAAGCAAACAAGGTCATTCGACCTCTTGGACTGGGAATCCAACTCTGAGGTGGTGAAGATATGGCTACAAATACAGTTGTTGGGAGCCTCACTTGCTCCGATGGAACCACAATTCCTCTCAAAGCGGAAATCGCTGAGGGTACTGAATCGGATTTGGGCACTGATTCCGTTTATACCGTAAGTTCAATGAACGTAGGCGACTACAAACCAAACGGAATTATCACAGCCGGTTCAGTTACTTGCGATAACGGCGTTGCGTACTGCTACATTCTCTCTCAGGGACTTGTGGCGGCCCTCATCCCATGCGGAGTAAAGGGCGCGGTTCAAGACGTTCCTCAACTTTGCAAGCCGTACCGACTTCAGGCGGGCGATAAGGTTCGAGTGTTAAACAGCACAGCCGCTTCACGTGTGGCTGCAATGTCTGTCTATACCTCATCCGGCAAATCTCGAATTTTCTATACTTCATCCGCTCCATCCGGAGCCGCAACCCAAGAATTGGTCGACTTGCAAACTGGGAACAGCATTGGGGATACACTCCAGTCAGAACGCATCTTGAAATGGGCGGGAACTTCTGTCGACGGAAGCAAAATCGAAACGAACGGATTCTATGTTGTTGATGCACTTGGAAATGTTGTCGGCGCATGTCCGGCAACAGATCCAAGCGTCAACCAACCTCAATACACAGCAGCCTACAACGTGCCTGTCAATCTAAACTACAAGGCTCAATTCTTGACCAATGCCTGAAGGTGATTGAATGGCTAAAATGAGCAAGGCTCAACAAAAAAGAGCGGTCAAGGCAATTTATTCAAAAACTGAGAAGTTGTATTTTGCACCAGATTCTAAAATATCATTGAAGGAATTGGAATCCATCCGTCGAATGTGTAAACGCTGGCTTAATTTATTGAAGTGATTGAATGGCTATTGCTTCTTCATTATCCGGCGGGCAACTCCCGTCAATAGGAACCCAGATCGGTGGGGTTACACAACAGCAAGCCGCATACGTGGCTCAACAAGTCGCGCTTCAACAGGAGCGTCGGCAACAGAAACCTGCTGGTAACGGTGGTTCTCGAGCAATGATTCCCGCCTCTCAAGACTGGGAGGGATTCGCGTTCTTACTATTGGGGTTGCTTTGATTGCCTTTGCCCGACGCGCCAAAGACTTCACCTCGAGTTTATCGGCTTCTGAAGAATAAAACCCTCAGTGCTGAAGCCCCAAACTCGTTATCACAAACTGAAATTGCTTCAGTTGGCGACCCAATCTCAATCGAGATGCTGAATGAAGATGAGTTGCGCCGTCTAATTTTGGTCAATCTCGCGCGTTTGACTGTCAAACAAGAATGGGATGGCCTTCTAGGGTGAGATTATGCCGCTACCAGATGCCTCAAAGCGTTCTGACCGTGTCTATACGCTGCTGCAGAATACTGATCTGGAGAACTTAGCATTCGCAACCCTACAATCAACAGGGCAAACAATCGCTATTGAGGAAATGTCTGAGGATGAATTGCGCCGGTTGGTATTGGTCAACCTAGCTCGTCTAAGTGTCAAAGGTGAATGGAGCGGGCTTCTAACTGCTTCAACTTCAAGCGTAGGTAATATGTTGTCAGTTGCGCCCCCCTCAGCCTCGTTTGATTATGACTTGTCTGGACAGTCACAAGGTTCGCAGGCGTCGAACGTGACTTTCACCGAGGACACCTTGTACATGATGCCGTTCAGTGTGCCGGCACAAATTTCT